TCAAACCACCTTGAACATATTCTGTTTCAAAGGTTTATCATCCATATCCGAAATTCCCATCTCTTTTCTTGCATTTTCCAATCCTTGCATCTTCTGAAGTTCCTTTTCTGCATCTTCAAGTCCTACATGGGTATACACATTGAGCGTCACAGCTATATCCGAATGTCCCATCAAATACTGCAGTGTTTTAGGATTCATGCCAGACTTTGCCATATTGGAACAATATGTATGTCTGCAAACATGAGGAGTAATATTAGGCATCTGCACCTTATAGATTTCATTATATCTACTGACCATATGATTGAATCTGTGTTCCCAATGCATGGCTACAAGTGGCATTCCATCCTTGTCCAGAAAAAGGAATCCCGTGTAGCCGTCTACCACTTTTTCAACCTTATAATCTGGTCTATCCTCAATAATTGCTCGAAACATCTCTGTCACTTCATTTGTCATTGGAATAATCCTTGTTCCAGCATTTGTTTTTGTTGGCTCAATTACATACTCTCTTTTGGAAGTTCTCTGTAACTGATGATTAATATTGATGGTTCTTTTCCCCAAATCAATATCCTTCATCGTAAGTCCACAAAATTCTGAAATTCGCATACCAGTGTGAAAAAGGATGTAAATCACTTCATAATATTTACAATAAACCACATCATCATGTATGAATTTCAAGAATTTTCGCATCTGGTCTTTTGTAACTGCTTCCCTTGTAACAGCATCATTGACTACCACTCCTGCTAATTCAAATTGGAAGGGATTTTTCATAAGGACGTCATCATCCACAGCCATCTGAAATGCCGGACGAAGAACTCCTCGCACTGTCTTTATCGTGCTATGCCCTCTCCCATCTTCCTGCTGCATCTTTATCAGAAACAACTTTGCATCAGATGTCTTTATGTTCGATATCTTTTGACTTCCAAAAGGCTCATTTTTAAGAATGTTTCTCACAAAATTATAATTGGCTAATGTGTTTGGTCGCATTCCCACCTTAGTTTTAAGATATCTCTCCACCAATTCATTTACAGTAATATTCTTTCCCAACGGATCCAATCGATTATCAAGGTCGTAACCTATCTGTTTTTCCAGTTCTCTCAGAGAAAGACATGGTTTTTTACCAACCGGGAGTGGATCCGTTGGTTCTAATCTCCAGCTATAAACAAAATGTGGTTTTCCACCTATATGATACTTAAACTGATACTTTCCATTTGCTCTTATTGATTCGCCTCTTCGGAGTACTCTGTGTTTTGAATCTCTTCGCAATCCTGATTTTCCTGCCATCCTCGTTCCCTCCTTCGTATTTCTGGGTGTTCATTCAGATATCTTTCAAACTCTTTTTTCAGAATCAGCCTCCTTTCATTATAATAAAAGGCTATAAATTCTAATCCTTCTTGATGTAATAATTCATAAAATTTTCTACGACTCAGTTTATAATAGGTAACTGCCTCTTGAACTGTCATGGTGTCCTTGTCATCAACTTTTGATTTCAATTTTTCTTCGCCCCTTTCTCAGCTAAAATTCCTCTTTTGAGGTATAACATATATCACTCTGAATCACTTATTTATCAACTACTTTTGGCAGATAAATAACTACTTTCAGCAGATTATATTTCTGAAGAATCATCAATAAATTTCTCAAACTTCGGACGGATAATCAGAAATTTGTTTCCACAAAAAACAGAAAATCGTCCTGTGTTTTCTTCTGCCAATCTACGCATCTTTTTAATTCCAATATTGAAATATGCTGCTGCCTCTTTGATTGTAAGAGTGTATTTTTCACACACAGGCACTATTGGTTCCTTCTTATTTGCTTCATTGGCTAATTCATTCATTATTCTGCACCTCCGAATCTGTCCTCGATATAGCAGGTATGACTGCAATATTTTCTGTTCTTATTCCCATAGGCACTAAAATTTTTTTTACAATGGGGACATATAAACTCATAATTGGCTTTACGATTCACCTTATCAAGGTTGCTGTTCCACCACTTATTTCTGCATTTATCCGAGCAGAACTTCTTCTCTTTCCGTCCTCCCGGTTGCACCACCTCTTTGCCGCAACAAAGGCAATGATGCACTTCTCCATCAATGGGTGCAGGGTTTGCCACCACTCCTCTAAGTCCGTGCCTTCTGCAATATGTCTTTATGGTATTTTCACTTAAAGAAAGCACCTGTGCGATTCTTCCGTATCCATACCCTTTACCTCTGAGTTCCTTTATCTGCTGTCGCTGTGTATCGTTCATGCCGTTTCACCTCCATCGGATTTGAAGGGAATAACTTTTATAGGTTCATCGTTAAGTCGTATACCCTTCACTATTCGCTGGGCATTTTTTTAAGTGATTGACCGAAAATATATCCTTTTCCCTTCACTATCCCTTGGACAGAAAAAAGCAAAATGGGCGGGAAAAAATATAAAAAAGTTATTATCACCTTCAAATGAGGTAGTAAGGAAAACAGCCATTTTCCTATTTCAAGGCAAAAAAATAAGGCTCAGAAGGATTTCTCCCTCCGAGCCTATGGCATAAAACATATTTACTTTAAGAGTTCATTTACTCTTCTCTGAACTTCCGAATAATCATATCCGGCTTGTGCGAGTCGGTTCTTTCTGTCAGAACCATTGCCCCAGTCACCATGAATTACTTCTCTGGCAATCTCATCAACAGACTTCTTGGATGGGGCTCCAAGCCTGTCATTTACAATGTCCTGAATAGCAGAATAATCATATCCGGCAGTTTCAAGTCTTTCTTTTCTGTCAGCACCATTCCCCCATCTGCCTGCAATCACCTCATCAGCAATTACCTCATTGGATTTCTTTGCAGGAGCAGATGTTCCTGACTTAGCATATCCATTCAGCCCTGCCTCCTTAATCTTTGCAGGATAGTCTACATAGCAGTAATCCTGGTCACAGGTCTGACCATTGATCTTGTTGCTACGGATAAGATTTGTTTCTCCACCAAACTGCCACATCTGCGTTTCAGCACCACTGTTTGGAGCTGGCTTGCTCTTTCCCCACCTTGCAACCCAATGGCTGTATCTTGTGAGTTCTCCGTCATTCATTTCGCTGTTGAAAAATGACTCAGAAGAATAAATACCTACCCAGTATCCGGCACTTTCCATGATTTCACAGAATGCTTTCACAATCTCTGTAAGAGTTGCTCTGTCATTGTCTGTAATCATTTTACCCTCAACATCATAAAAGACAGGGTATTCATATTTCTTACCACTAAGGATAGAAATAAAATACTCTGCCTCTTTCTTTGCATCAGCCACGCTTTTTGCATTTCCGTAGAAATATGCTCCTTTCGGAAGTCCACATTCCACGCATTTTCTGTAATTATTTTCAAATCTGCTGTCTTTGTAAAGTCCGGCATCACCGCCTCCTGCCTTAATGATGGCAAACTCTACACCCTCGTTGTTCTTCGCATTGGCAAAGTTGAAATCCCCCTGCCAATGGCTTACGTCAATACCAAATCTCTGACCCATATTAGTCATCCTCCTTTTCTTCATCTTCTGCACGGTCGTGCAGCTGTTCTAATACTGCTTTAATCTTCTGTGGTACAGGCAGTCCCAGATGGGATGCGTTTTCCAAAAGACTTACTCCCTCATTGGAAATATAAAAGAAGATTACTGCTGTTCTAAGCACACTGCCTGTCCCGATTACATTCAAATCAAGAATGTTTGCGATTCCCACTAAGAGAAAAATCAGAACTTTCCGACAGATGCCTTTAAAACCAACCTCACTCGATAATGCTTTGTCATTGATTGCACACATGACCCCCGTGATATAATCAATGGCCACAAATGCAATTAATGCGTATAACAAACCATCACATCCTCCCAAAAAGTAACCAAGCCATCCACCTACAGCCGTGAATACGAACTGTACTACACTCCAAAACTCTTTCATTTCCATTACCTCTCTTTCCATAAAAAAAGTGATCTCCATTTCAGAAACCACTAGTCAAAAAAATATTAAATTAAGTTGCTATTTTGGCATTTATGAGTAATTAATAGACTACACAAAATAACCAAAAGGAGATTAAAAATATGAAGAAAAATACCAAAATCCAATATGCCAGCCGCTATTCCGGAAATCACTACAGTTACGTTCCCAAAATTCAACTGCAAGGAAAATGGCTTGAAAAAATAGGTTTTTCCATAGGCGATACAGTTGCAGTAGAATATAGTGATAATACAATTATCATTCGCCCATTAACATCTGAAGAAAAACATGAACTCACATATACACAACTTGAAAAAAATATAAAAAAGCAAACTGCAATTTTAGAAACTTTAAAAGTTGCTGAAAACTCAGATTGCTATAATCAATAGAAATCTATTCTTCCTCTGACAATGTATACGTTACTTTCATAGTTTTGTCTGCCGTCTTGACAACAGGCGAATCCAGATTATTAATGGTTGCCAGATAGTCTGTTCTCATAGCAAATGTCCCGTTTCCAGATCCACCTGTCAGGTAATATGTCATCGGAACTCCCCTCACTGGAACATACTGTCTGTAACTAGAATCATACAATCCATAGGATTCTGGGTACTTCATCGTAAAAGAATCTGTGTCTACAACATAAAGGGCATATGTTCCTGAATACCCTGATGGATTTTCCAGATAAAGCTTTCCATCCCTTGCCAGCATTGGATATACCGCTCTCAGAGCTGCCGATTCTGGAAGCTGTTTTACATTAGCGGAATTTCCTATCTGCTGCCTATAATAGTGATGATCACTCAGACTGCTGTTTTTGAAGTAAATATACCCTTCATAACAGTAAGTGTCATACCGATTGTACCCGATTCTTGCCGATACTCCAGTCTTGTTCGTCATCACATACTGCTTTACCGCATTTTCGTTTGCCAGATCCACTTCCGTAATAATGTAACTTCCGTTGTTGGAAACATAATTTGAGGATGCTGTCACAATATAGAGCCTATCCGTTTCTTCTTCATAATTGTAAGAAAAATACTGTACATTGATAGCAGTACTTAAAGAAACGGTCTGCTCATCAAGCAAGGTCCTTGATGCCCCTGGGTTTTCAAACATTGAAATTGTATTGATGTTTGCCCTGTACCGACTTATCTTAACTGAGTTTGTACTCATAATTGTAAAATAATACACACTGTCATTTTCCGCATCTATCTTGATAATCCATCGATATCCATTTCCATATGTTGTATAGGCAGTGGTTCTGTCATAGGCATTAATACCACTGCTGCCTCCAGTATATTTCAAAAGTCCACTTCCAATATTTGTAAAAAACGGATACAGTCCCTTCACCGGATCTGTATCCGTTCCCCGATTCCCGTATCCACCATAAGCATGTGTCAGAGCAACAGCAGCAATCGTTCCATTGGCTTCTGCTGTATCAAAATCATACACATACTTGATTTTTCGGTTCACAACATCTATTTCTGTCTCTGTTGCATTATAGCTACCACGAATCGTCTGATTGGAACTATTCTGCTTATCAAAGACTGCACAGCCTGTCTGTTCAACATTCCTTGGAAGATACAGGTTGTCTACATCTGCGGTTAGTGGCTTATTCAAAAGCAGAAGTCCCCCAGTTAATGTTTTATAGAAATTCACATACTTTTCCGTCAGTATCGGATCTGCTGACTTAATATATCCGAGCGGATTAAAAATATACTGGAGTGCATTCGTCACCATGTTATCTTTTTCAACAACGTCTACTCTGCCAGTATGCACGTCCTTCAGTTCAATTTTTGTTTTTCCTTTTAACATCCATCTTTCTCCCTTCACTCTTTCCAAAACTGTGCGTCTCCGGTTACTCCTTGCATTGCCATAGCTGAATTTTTCATGATAAATACTGCCACCCGATCAGAATAACCTTTTACATTTTCTTTCTGCGTGGAAATTGCCACAGAATCACTCAACAGTTTCATATTCATAACAGATTCCACCATTGTAAAGGCATTAATATGCTCTTCCATCACAATCTTTCCATCCCATTCGGTATATCCGCTTGCAATGCCTGATCCGCATACTGCTGCTTTACAGTTTGCTGGAGTCACCGTAGCTGTTCCACCAGAAACAGACATATACACTTCTAACTGCTTTGCACTGTTTGCTCCTAAATTTCCAAGTGGATATAGCATAGAAAAAATATTTTCTCCATCCACGGCTTTCTGCAATGGGGTGTAATCCTCCAACCAGATATCATCCAGCTTATACCTAAATCGGACAACTGGATGCTTTTTCCTAGACACTGGAACTTCCACTGATTCCTCAATCATTTCATAGGAAATCTCCGGAATAGAAATTTGTGCATCTCCTGATATTCCTGACACTGTCTGTTTTGCGATTGCTGCTGCACGTTCAACAATGCTGTCTATCATCGGCACCTGATGGCTCACCGTGTAGCTTTCTATCACTGTTTCATCTTCTGCTTTTATTACGCAGTTTACATTTCCTAAAAACACTGCACTAGTAGACTCAATCGAAGCAAAAGTTACATCCACAATCCGAATTTCTTCCTCTCCGATAATAAACTCTGATGCATTCTCGTAAGCACAAATCACAAACTTACTTACCTCTACCTGGTTTAAAAGTCCAATAATATTCTTGTCAGCCTTACTCTTTGACGATGCAAGAAGCGGATTCTTTCCAACCCCTTTTAACGTCTGTTTTCCATTAATCCGGCAAGTAATTCCTGTAATACAACTGATTTTCTTATCATCTGCATGTGCTCCTGAAAATCGTACCACATCCATCGGATCTAATGCTGGGTTACCGATTGTCTCCGAATCAAAAGGAACATAATTTACCGTAGAAACGGCATTTAGAATATTTGTTATAATCTCCTCTCTCGTTTTCTGCATACCGTACTGCAGAAGTGGATTGATTCCCAAATTCATTGTCAGTCCATCATCCGGATCTAAACAATAATATTCAGACTTTGCATTTACCTCATCTGTTGAATACACTGCCGTATACTTTGTCACAAAATCTGAATAGGAACTGGAAAATCTGTGTCTTGCTGTAAGTTCCGCCACAGGCTGATCACCATAAGCTATTAACTCCAGCTTGCCAGATCTGTTAATCTGGCAGACACAGCCAAGCACTTGTGCCACATAATAAATCAAATCCCTATAACTCTCCACATTCCCATCTGGATATATTCCAAGCAGTTCTGTTCCGTTAGGTAATGCAGCAATCTCTGCTTCCGACTGTGCCATTTCCACACTGCATTTTTCACAAGCAAAATGCAAAAATTCATACGGTGTTCCACTGGATGAATCCATAGCGACTGATTTTTCAAACCTTAGCATATAGTCATATCCTACTAGTTCAATCATCTTAATTTTGCGATTTGCCTCACTAATTTCAAAATTTCCCATCGGAATCTTTTCCCAGCTTCTATCTGGCAGCTTTATAGAATAAAAAAGTTCCACACAAGCATTTTCCAACGAATATCTGTCAACATCCAAAAATAATGTCACTTTCATCTCTGATGCATACACTGAACCAAGTTCTATCTCATTATTCCCACAACATGACCTTGTGATATAACCGCTGCCTTTTACAATCTGTTCTGGGCCAAACTCATACGTTATCCCCTTTACTGTCGTAATTTTTCCAGTCCATCGGTACTCCCTTGTGTTCTCCTGCACAGCTTGCAGGAATGCTTCACTAACAGGATACAATGTAACACCTCCTATCAAAAGAAATAAAATCATTTATCATACTGTAAACATCCGTTAGAGTTCCTTCATTGTAAAATCCACTCTCCACAATCCTTTATAAGATGTATCCTTTTCTAATTTTGCTTTAAATCCTGTAATATACATTTCTGCATCTTTCAGATTCAATTCTTCTGTATCAAAATACTTCACGTCAATTTTTGGTCTTTTACTGTATGCCGTCAGTATTTTTAACCACTTAGATGAAACAGAAAAGGAAACTGCTATGGAAATAACTCCTGTCCTTACCACATCTCTCTGCGTTGTTCCTGCCTCTGTTTCTCCCGATGAGTCTGCCTCCACATCTGAAATATCAAGATCATAAGAATCCGGCAAAGGAAGATTCATTTCATCAAATTTTAAGTACTGTACAAATGCCATGCTTATCTTCCTCCACTTCTTAGATTTGCCCTCTGCTGTGCAGATACGATTACTTCATCAAGCATCGTTCCACCAAGGTACACAGGAATAACAATATCCCCAGAATCACTCTTCATGTCCTTAATCGCAGATGTGATTGCTGACATCATACTTGCACTCCCTGTAGATGACTGTTCAGAGGTCTGCCTTCCTGCAACGGTCTCCATTCCGCTTACATTTGGACTTACTATCATATCCTGCGATACACCTTCGATTGCCTTTGCCACCATGCCTTTGCTCTTTTCGATTCCTTTTGCAAGTCCTCCCATAAAGTCCGGCATCCATGATTCATAGTCCGTCAGCGGTCCTTCATCCGGCACAGAAAAATGCAGGAATGACTTGATCTTATCAGCCACGCTCTTAACAGCATCCCCAACGGCACCAATACAGCTTTTGATACCATTCACAATTCCCATAATGAGATCTTTACCCCATGTAAATGCCTGTGAAGCAAGTCCCGTGATATGGCTTTTCACATTGGAAAATCCTGCTTTTACTGCATTCAACACATTTCCCATCGCATCTTTGACAGCATTCACAATGCTTGTGAACACAGATGTTACTGCACTCTTGATTGCTCCAAGTACTGTGGAAACCGTAGATTTGATGGTATTCCAGATGGTCGATATCGTACTCTTAATCGTGTTCATGATTGTGGTAATGGAATTTTTTACAGCAGTAAAATCTCCTGTAATCAGCCCCTTGATACCACTGACTACCGCACTGATGATTGTCTTGATGGCATTCCATATCGTAGAAAATACAGTTTTGATTGCGTTAAGCACCGTGGTAATCACAGTTTTTATGGTATTCCATACTGTTGTTATCACAGTCTGGATGACCGTCAGTACTGTCTGAATAATGGTTTTGTATATATTAAAGTAGGTTGTCACTATGGTCTTTATCACTTCAAAGACTGTAGTAAACACACCTTTAATTGCCTCCCACACTGTTGTAATAACTGTCTTTATCACATTGATGACAGTCTCGATAATCGTCTTGTACAGATTGAAATAAGTTGTCACAAGTGTTTTAATTACTTCAAATACTGTAGAGAAAATCGTCTTGATTGCCTCCCACACCTGTGAGAAAAATTCCTTGATTGCATTCCATACAGTAATTGCAACCTGTTTTACATTCTCCCAAAGGTTGATCCAGAACTGACGGAATCCGTCACAGTTGTTCCAGAGGTAAATAAAAGCAGCCACAAGTGCTACTATGGCTGCTATAATAAGAACGATAGGATTTGCAAGCATTGTCGTATTAAGTGCTGCAAATGCTCCCTTAACTGTATTGATAACTCCGGCAATCTTTGGAACAATCGTCATGATCGTACCGACTGCCGATATTACCTTTCCAATGACTATCAGTACGGGACCGAGAGCAGCAACTACAAGTGCAATAGTGACAATAGTTTTCTTTGTTCCCTCATCAAGGCTGTTTAGGAAATCAACAAACTTCTGAACCCATCCAACAATCTGCTTGATTGCAGGCATCAGCAGTTCTCCAAACGAAATGGCAAGTCCCTCTAGGGCAGATTTTAGAATGGTGATCTGTCCCTGCAGGTTATCAAGCTGTGTATCTGCCATCTGCTGTGCAGCCCCACCGCTGTCTGTAATCTTCTGCTGAAGGTCATCCCATGTACTTCCCGTATTGACAAGTAAAGCATTTACGGAAGAAAGGTCTGTCTTGTTGAAAATCGTACTGATGATATTTGACTTTTCAGCTGATGTCATGCCATCCATAGAAGTGTTCAAATCTCCAAGGATATCATTCAGACTTCTCATATTTCCTTCCGAATCATATACAGAAATACCTAATGCCTCCATCTGCTTAGCGGCTGCATCGGTCGGACTCTGCAATGACAGGATAATGTTACGAAGATGCGTACCACCCTCTGCTCCTTTGATACCATTATTGGCAAGAATACCAAGAGCAGTATTCAATTCTGCTGTTCCACCCTTGATGGATTTTGCTGTCGCACCAATGGTAAGAATACCTTCTCCTAACTGTGCTACGGATGTATTCGTGGTTGATGCTGTCTTAGCCATCTGGTCTACCATCGTTCCTGCCTCATCAACTCCCATACTGAGAGCAGACATGGCATCCGTTACCATATCAGATGCAGATGCAAGCTGAATATCACCTGCAGCTGCCAGATTAAGTACTGTTGGCAGAGTATCACACATCTGCTGTGTGTCATATCCTGCAAGAGCCAGATAATTAAGAGCCTCGGCACACTCTGATGCAGAGAATGCAGTTTCTGCACCCATCTTCTTTGCAAGCTTGGAAAGGGTATCCATTGTATTCACTGACTGACCATCAACCGTAGACATAGAGTCCTTAGTAATTCCCATTGTTGCCTGCACCTGTGACATAGCAGACTCGAAATTGGCAGCTGTAGTAACTGATGCTGTTCCTAAAGCAGTAACCCCGGCTGTAACAGGTAATAGTTTCTGTCCGGCAGAGGAAATGCTATCTCCTGTAGTCTTTAGCTTTTCTCCGGCTGTTGCTATCTTCTGGACAGCTGTAGCTGACTGATTTGCCTGTGTTTCAAGGTTCTTCAAATCCTGCTCTGTCTCTACTATTTCTCTTTGAAGGGCATCATACTGTTCCTGTGAGATTTCTCCATTGGCAAGTGCTGTATTTGCCTGTTCTGCTGCTGTCTTTAAGGTTGCCAGTTTTTCTTTCGTTTCGCCAACAGCCTCCGCAAGCAGTTTATGTTTTTGTGCCAAGAGTTCCGTATTGCCCGGATCCAGTTTCAGCAGTTTATTAACATCCTTCAGCTGCGACTGGGTGGACTTGATTTGTCCATTCACACCCTTAAGGGCATTCTGCAATTTAGTTGTATCACCACCAATTTCTACGGTAATTCCCTGTATACGGCTTGCCATGAATTCTCACCTCCTCCTAAAAAATGGGTACAAAAAAGGAGCATCTCTGCTCCTTAACAAAAGAAAAACACCTGCCATTTCTGACAGATGTTCTATGTAATATTATAATTTTTCAATGCTACAAACTGGAAGTTTCACATCCTCGGAATTGGAATTTGTCAGTTCATTACTTTGTACCGTAATCGCAAATACGAGTTCTCTAAAACCACACATTCCTCTATTTTCAGTGCCCTCAACTGGGACAACTCGCTTTCAGACATCAACGATTGTCCATCAATCAGTGTTGATGTATCTTTGCCGCCTATTAAAACAGGTGCAACAACAACATCAACATAATCGAACAATTTTTCTCGAAGGAACAGACTATTCAATGTACCACCACTTTGTATGGTAATTCTCTCGCATCCGAACTCTGCTTTGAGTTTTGCAAGTGCATCTGATAATGATAATTGTTTTTGGCAAATGATATGCAAATTGCTTTCCTGAACACTAAAGGCTGGGTGAACAGCATTCGTTGTAATCAGCACGAATTCCTTTGATAAAGCACAAAAATAACGCACTCCATGTTCACTCAAATGCTTATTGTCAATCAACACAAAAGAGACTGGGGTTTTATCTGGTAGCGGCTTCGTATTGACACCCATTTTTTCTTGCACTCGTCCTGTGTTTAATGACCATAAATCCGTCGTTTGTTCAATTTCGTAATATTGATGTAAGCCTTCGCTTACCCCTGTAATTTTAGGAAAATCTTTGTCTACATCTAATTCATCTGTTGCACCTGTGCTGATTTTTCCGTCAACAGACATCAGCATAAATAGTGTTGTAATAGGTCTTTCCATCTCACACCTCCAAATTCCGATTTGTAGCCGAGAATACTCAGCCCTTTTCTGCAAATAAGTATATCAGAAAACAGCTGTATTCTCAATCAGAACCTGTCGAAATCTTCCTGCGTTGCAAGTTCTGCATATTTACAGTCATCTTTTCTGCTCTCTGCATACATATCATTGATAAGACCTATCGACAACATATCAAGATCTGCCATCGATAAGCCTAACTGCACACATCGAAGCAGAAACAACGGGGTTGTCATTTCACGCTCAGTTGGGCGAACTTTTTTTTAGATTCAACATCCGTTTTTACATTCAGCCCCCACAATTCAATCAACTGCGGAAGTACCTGATAAATAGAAAATGTATTGAAATTATCAAGCCACTCTTCCGGGGTATCTGGGATGGATGGGTCTGCGTGTTTGGCCATGATAAAAGCTATGTTTTCAAACATCTCAAGTGAGAACATATCCAGATTTGATGACTCTTCCTTCCCATCACCTATACTTTTCTCAAGCACGGCAAGGTCTTTATAAATATCCCTCTGAAACTTTAATCTATAGATTCGTGGGATGGCTGCACTCGCTTTGAATGCAACCATCTGCCCGTCAATCTCTATATCTTTTCTGATTCCCATATCTTCTGCCTCCTTAAGATACAACCTTAGTTGATTTTGCAGACTGCTGTTCAGCGGCCGCTGTCGGCTGATATACACTCTTGTACCAGTTGTTATAAACTGTATCAGTAGTGGCATCACCCGTCTTAGCCTTAACATATCCGTCTGCCATTGGTCTTGCCTTGATGGTAAGCGTTTCTGTCTGTACTTCCTTCTCATCCTCATTGGTCTTAGACTCAATTGTTGGACGGGATGCAGTACAGTTATAAAGCACATGACGGATTTTTCTGATATCTCCATCAAATTCAAACAGAAGTGCAAAGCTGCCTGTCTCAGAATTTGCATTCTCGACAAGGACCTTATTGGCATCCTGCTCCTCTTTTAAGATATCCGTTCTGAATGATTCTTGAATCATGGCAAGTTCAAGGTCGCCATCATATCCCTGATTGTTGTTGATTACATAATACTCAATACCATCGGCATAGAATGATTCCGGCTCACCTGTCGGATCCATGCTGATGGATACTGCACCCGGCATCGGTACAGGAGTTCCAAAACTGACCGTGCCTTCCTCTGCAACAGTAATCGGTGCGTAATGCACATTGCAGATATTAAACTTGACTTTATTCTTTTTATTAGCCATCTTTATATCCTCCTTCATACTGGCATGGCAAACTCGAAGGCTACCTCATAGAGTTTTTCTTCCTCTATCCATACCTCCGACTGCTCATAAAAAATACCGTGGTTATCAAGCACGGCAGTTACTTTTTCTTCCAAGGACACATCCTTGAAATCTGTATACAGTTCAATCCTTACTTCACTCATTTTGTAATAAACCCTGCCATCGGCTGCGAAGTTATCACTACCCGGCAACAGGTAACACAAAAATGGCGGATCAGGACTTTCTCCCTCTGCAAAATGGTCATATGCAAAGGGAATCCCCATTTCTTCTATGATTTTTACTAATTCATCCATCATGAACCTCCGATTGCCTTTTTAATATCAGACTTCAGTTGTTTGACAGCACTTTCTTCAGCAGGTGCGATATGTGGGACTGCCTTTGTCCTTCCACCGCCCCTTTTTGCATGACCTTTCTCAAGCAGATGTGCAAGCTGATATTTCTTTGGGGAATGTACTGTAAGTTCCAAAGATTCAGAAGTCTCTTTTGTTGTACTGACCTTCCAACTCTTCGAGTAGGCACCTGTTTTCTTTGGAGCATTTGCCTGGATATCTTTTTTCACTGATCGTCCCGCTTTCCTCACAGCCACCTTCATATCCGAGGTGACAAGGTCTTTATATTCCATAAGCCCTTTCATGACTTCGGATGCCAAATTATCAATCTGTACATTTGCCATGCTATCTCCTCACTTTCCTGCATCTGAATTTCAAGCATTTATTCTTGTAATTCATGTGGTCAATAAATGTAATATCATAAAATTCCCCATTAAATAAAATACGGAGTTTTGTGCTGTCAGCACACGCAAGAGCCTTACAGTACCGAACTGTAAAAGCAAGGTCTGACTCATACAGAGTATTGGCTGCCACACTTTTTTCTGAACCACTCTCACCACTTACCGTGGCATAACACGAATAATAGTCTGTCCACCTGTTTTTATGGTTTCCGATGGCATCTGTTACGACCTCATTCTTCTGAAATGTTATCCTTACATTTAAAAGTGCTACTTCCATCAGAATCCCGCCTTCCTAATACCAGAAAGCAGGGAACGGAGTGACATGGCAAGTGCATGATGGTCACAATCCTCACGATGCTCATACTGATATGCTACCGCATACATGACTGCTATCTTTGCAGTTTCCTTTTTCTCAAATATGACCTTGCTTTTTATTCTGGCAATGTCCATACACAGACGCTCTGATGAGACAATCAGATTTTCAAGAAGTGCATCATCATCGTCAAAATCAATCCGAAGATAATTTTTCATTTCATCAAGAGAAATCATTCTGTTACACCTCCATAAATCTTCAAAGGCAGAGCAACTGTTTGTCACTCTGCCCCATTGGTTCTCTTAGGCTTTTCCTGCCTGTGCGTCGGACTTCAGCTTAAGAATCTGCACTGCTTCTGGAAGTACTAACTTACCATCCACACGCTCCTTAGCCACCATACCAATCATGCCGTTTCCTGCAAAGAGTTCATTGAGCTGCTTGAAGGAACGTGTACCACGGTCACCGATGTTGTAATACTTATAATCACCGAAGGAAATCGCATCTGCAGGTGCATAAGCAGATGTGCGTACCTGGTAACCAAGAACTCTGTCCGGCTCTCCTGCCTGGTATGATGGCTGCCAGATGTATGCCCCATTGTTATCCTTTAACTTACGAAGCTGTGCTAATGTAGCATCGTTCATAATAAAGGATGCATTCTTACGGTAAGGTCTCTTCAAAGCATAAACAAGGTCAAAGAGGTCATCGGACTTAAGTGCTGCCGTAAGTGTTCCTGCAAGATGTCCACCATCTGTTGCATTGAAAATACCTGTAGGCTTGCCCTTGCCATCCCCGTTAAGGAAAGCATCCTCTTCTGCATTTCCGAGTGCCTTACCAAACTCTGTGATAATGTAGTTCTCAAGAGGGAAAGCAGAATCATACAGAAGTTCCTCTGTGATTTTGATAGCAACATGAAGCTTATATGCATCCAGAATCATCTGGTCAAATGTAGCATTTCCAAATGAAAGGGCTGCTCCTTCCTCAATCCATGCTGCAGCCGGCTTTGTAGCTGCGATGTTAATCTTATGCTCCCCGGAAGTAGTAATTCTGGTTGCAATGCCTCTCATGATATTCTCCTCTGTAAGAACATCAATCAGTCTGTGGTCATACTCTTCCGGCACAAGGTAACCACCATCTGCATCCACACCTTCCTGTAATACATTGGAAACCTGTCTGAAGTTGCTGCGGATTGCATTTAACATAGCCATCTTGTACTCATCAGATGCCCGGCCTGTCTTTACCTTGCCCTGTGGCTCGTCCTTATAAGGCTTTCCAGTAATAGGGGAATTCACAGGCTTGGAAAGTTCCTGCTCCCTTCTCTCGGCTCTCTGCTGTCTGTCGATGGAATTGGTAAGTTCCTCGATGTCAGCCTCCATTCTGCTGTATGTCGCAGCATCCTCGGCAGATAAATTGCCGTTTTTATCCTCATGGGTATTTACAAATTCCTTAGCCATTTCCCATGCCTTGGCTCTCTTGTCAACTAATTCCTGTACTGTCATAATCGCAGTCCTCCTCAAATATACTTTTTGATAAGATCCAGACGGTCTCTGATTTCTTTGGCAGATACACCGTCAGTTACATTCGTTGCAGGGATTTTTGCCTGCCCTGCAACATCCACGCTTGGCTTTCTGTAATGCTCCTCCAGCTTATTAAGGAGTGCATTGTTTACAGCTTTGCGTGAAAAAAGCACTGAATTGGATGATTTCTTTTTCTCATCTTCTTCGGTGCTTTCTTTATCAGACTCGCCATCTTCATCCGGCTCATCATCTTCTTTTTTAGGGAACTCATTTTTTGTGATGATATCATCAGCAAATCCAAGTTCAACCGCCCTGTTTGCGTCCATCCATGTTTCTGCATCAATGAGCCTTGATAACTTTGCCCTCGACATTCCCGTCTTTAAGGAATAGGCATTTATGATTGAATCCTTAACCCCTTCGAGCATTTCGATGGCTTTTGCCATCTCGGTGTGGTCACCGAATGCTACTGTCGTAGGGTTGTGAATCATCATCATTGAAACTGGGGACATAAGTACATTGTCACCTGCCATTGCAATCACGGATGCTGCCGAAGCTGCAATGCCGTCAATCTTTACTGTGACACTCCCCTTGTAATCTGCGAGCATATTGTAGATCTGAGCTGCTGCCACACAGTCACCGCCCGGTGAATTGATCCATACAGTGATATCACCACTTCCAGCATTTAATTCATCCTTAAAAAGCTGTGGAGTGACATCATCATCAAACCACGACTCCTCTGCTATGGTTCCGTTAAGGCTTAGAACTCTTTCTACGATTTCCTCGTTTGTTTCCCGGTTGAGCGTTTTCCTGCTCTTCCAGTTCCAGAACTTCTTGTTCTTCATCGGAATCCTCCTCTTCTTTTTGTGCTGAATCTGCAAAAATTCCTGCATCTTCAAGTTTTGTCATATTTCCATTGATGAGGTATAAATCCCCACCAAGTTCAGCGGGTATCCTGTCAAGGTTCTCCAGTTCCCGGATATCATTTGCAGACATCCAGCCATTCTGCCTTGCTGTTGCATATCCGTTCATTCTGCTTTGGTAATCTCCACGAAGGAGACCATCCACATTGAACTTGATAAAATAGTCTTTCTTTTCCTCTTCTGACAGAAGTCTGCGTACCATTGCCTGCTCCAGTCTTGTAATCCAAGGACGGAGCGTATACACAACAAACTCCAAAGACTGCTGTTCAATATTGGAAAAGGTCGCTTTATCAAGCTGTCCAATCATGTGAGCCGGAACTCTGTATATCCTTGCAATCTCTGATATCTGAAAATTCCTTGTTTCAAGGAACTGTGCCTCAGACGGATTTATGGAAATCGGTGTATACTTCATTCCCTCTTCCAAAACTGCCACCTTATTGGAATTGGATGAGCCGCCAAATGTCTGTGTCCAGCTTTCCCTTACCTTTGATGGATCTTTTAATGTTCCCGGATGTTCAAGCACACCGCTTGGTGCAGCCCCATTTGCATAGAATTTACTGCCATACTCCTCGGCTGCAATTCCAAGACCTATGGCATTCTTTGCCATCGCAATAGGCGAATATCCCACAAGACCATCAAAGGAAAGTCCCGGAACATGAAGGACATCTTCCGGCTTAAGTCTTACAGTTCCTGCTTTATTGGTAGGAGCATCATCGGAACTTACCGAATATTCATAATAAATATTTACTTTATCATCCCTGTCCACATTCATCCTGTCCGGCATAAGCGGATACAGTCCGAGGACTTCTCCCTTGCCGTTGCGAATGATCTGGCTGTATGAGTTGCCCCACAACAACAGATGTGTAAGTGCTACCTCAAAAAAGGAATACGCTGTCATTTCTGGATTTGGTTCATCATGCAACAGATGGTATAAAGGATGGTCGATTGCCTTTTCCTTTCCACCATTTTTGTTGTATTTATAAATATGGAGCGGCAGACTCGCCACCGACTCCGAAATAACACGGACACAGGCATATACTGCCGATGTCTGCATGGCACTTCGTTCATTTACCCTTTTCCCGGATGCACTCTGCCCAAGAAAAAAACTGTATGCACTACCCGCTGTTCTGTTTGTGGGTGCATCCCTTGATTTAAAAATTCCACTAAATATTCCCATTGCCATCCCTCCTTAAAAAACAAGCAACCCTCTTGTGTCATACACACTTTCAGAAGTATCATTGCCACAACGGATTGCTCTGTCTAGTGCCATAATACAGGCTATGGCTCCATCTATCTTTTCTGTTGATTTCGATTTATCTGCCTTAATGTTTCCGGCAGGGTCTGTTCGGATATATATGTTATCCATATTCCACCGAAGGACTGGATGCCCTCCATGTGCTATCCTCTGTTCAAGCACCAGTTTCATTAGTTCCTTGGTAGGCGGTGACATGGATGCAAATCCCTGTCCCATAGCCACAACATTAAATCCCATTCCTTCAAAGTTCTGCACCATCTGTACTGCTCCCCACCTATCGAATGCAATTTCACGGATGTTGAACCGCTCACCCAGATGTTCTATGAATTTTTCTATAAATCCATAATGGACTACATTACCTTCTGTTGTCTGGATGTAACCTTGCTTTTCCCAGACATCATAATTTACATGATCTCTTCGGACACGCAGGTCAAGCGTTTCCTCCGGCAGCCAGAAGTAAGGAAGTACATAATATTTTCCTTCTTCATCTTCCGGCGGGAACACAAGGCAGAACGAAGTAAGGTCGGTAGTGCTTGAAAGGTCAAGACCTCCGTAACATACACGTCCTTCAAGGTCATCCTCGTTAACAGGGAATGCACAGGCATCCCACTTCTCCATTGGCATCCACCGGATACTCTGCTTTACCCATTGGTTCAGTCTTAACTGGCGGAATGCATTCTCCTCTCCCGGATTCTGCCTTGCTGATTCACAGGCAGCTTCGACCTTATCGATTCCGATTGTTTCCCCAAGTGACGGATTGGCTTTCTTCCAAACTTCTGGGTCTGTCCAATCCTCATCAACTCCTGCACCGAATATCACAGGATAAAATGTGCTGTCATGCTTTCGACCTTCCATAATATCCAAAGCCTTCTGATGCACTTCATAGCAGATACTTTCTGTGTTATTTCCGGCAGTCGTTATAAGAAAATACAGTGGCTGCATTCTTGCATCACCAGAGCCTTGAACCATAACATCGTATAATTTACGATTTGGCTGTGTGTGCAATTCGTCAAAGATAACACCGTGTGTATTAAAGCCATGTTTGTTAGAAACATCAGCTGACAGCACTTGATAAATACTCTTTGTCGGAATGTACTCCAGCTTCTTCTGTGACTCATATATTTTGATTCGCTTGCTGAGTGGTTTGGAAAAACGCACCATATCGGCAGCTACATCAAACACAATTTTTGCTTGATTTTTATCTGCTGCGCAGGAGTATATCTCTCCACGCTGTTCCCCTTCGCATAAAAGTAATAATGCTACGGCAGCCGCTAGTTCACTCTTTCCATTTTTCTTTGGAATTTCCGCATATGCCATGTTGAACTGCCTATAGCCATTCGGCTTTATCGTTCCAAATACATCCCTTATAATCTGTTCCTGCCAGTCCATCAGCAAGAACTTCTTCCTCGCCCATGTACCTTTGGTGTGGCACAGATTTTCTATAAAATTCACAGCAAAATCTGCCTCAGACTTATCATAGTGAGAATCCTCTGCCATGAATCTTGTCGGTTTATAATTTTTCAGTTTTCTCACATGATCACCTCCACGAAAAAAGGAACCCTTGCGAGTTCCTCTGTCTTTCTTATCTTCTTGAAACTGTAAAATCTGTAATGCTCAATCCGTTTGCTCTGACGTAGTTGCAAAGCCAGTTGTCTGCGTCTGCTGCGTTGTCAAATGCCTTAAGGTCTGTCCATACAAGTTTTCCCGGTTTTTCTGCTCTAAGTCCTCTTGCTACCCATGTTGTTTTCTTTGCCATTTCTATTTCCTCCGTTTTCTCTGTTTTCCCTTTCGGTAGTACATATATCACTCTAAAGCACATAAATTGGAATACCACTACTGGACAAAGATACACACTGATTATCGTGTATCTTTCCAGAACCCTACTCACCATCTGTACATATGTCCATGCCCATCGCAAGATCTGTCAGTATCTTTGTGTATCTCTCACACTCTGCACCTTCACTTCCTGCAACCGCCTGTAGGAAAAATGCAACTGCATCTTCTTTACAGTCCCATATTTCTTCCTTTCCGTAGCAGATGGTCTTTATTGTATGCAGCTTTCTGCATGAGTCCTCGCCATAGACAACTCCGAGATGGCATCCATTATCCCATGCCACATGAATCGTGCCTGTATCGTCCACACAGTCAACGGTTCCCCTTGTGCCTGTCAGCATATCACGGTATGGGTCATTCATGGATACAAGTTCAACCCTTGTACCCGATGGATATTCTTTCTTTACTTTTTCTATAATATCTCTTGGTGGAAAGAACATTACTGCTCGCCCCCTTTCTTGGCTCCAGACTTAAATGCTGATGAACCTTTCAGCTTGGAAAGCAGCAGCTTTCTGTCGGCTTTGTACTCATCCCCAATAAATCCAAGTCGGAGGAGAAAGCATCGGAATGCATATTTTTCATTTTCGTTTTCCTTTGGCTTGACAGTAATTCGTTTCTGCTTCATGGTCATTTCGCAGATTGCTGTAATAAATTTTGTGTAGGTCATAGCCTCTTCCGGCTCGACCTTTGAAAACCAAGGGAATGAAACGGAATCCTCATTCATCTCAAACCGTAGGTCTGTAATCCCAAGGGCATCCTTTATAAGACTTCCTTTTGCTTCAAGCAGGCTTGTAAGATTTGCTACATTTACCTTTGTAAATGGGATTGTAACTGTAAGTTCCATCGCACCTTCCGTTTCTGTTTCTTCGACATCTTTGTTTCCTTCCCATTCTGCCGGGGTGATTCCTGTTGCCATGACGCAGGCATCAACGATTGGTGCAACCTCATCAATGTCATCGAAATCTCCGAATTCAAGTTCCCCGTTTCTGCCTACCGTGTAGTTTCCAATCTCGTATGCGCAGGATGGAACTCCAAGGTATCTTGCCTTCCCGCCTATTTCTTTTTCAATGGCTGTGACCATTGCCTTCCGGCTTTCGCCTTTCACGTTAAAATGTAGTACCATGCTATGTACCTCCCTTTCTTTTGGTATGTACATATATCACTCAAAACCCCTGTAAAAGCAACGATTATGTGCATTCACAGGGGTACAAATATACTGCCTTTATGTGTCAGATTCTTGTGCATAGTACATAATGCCGGACAGAACAAAATAAACATTCGGTAATGCCATGCTATTCGCTATTTCTTCAAATTCGCATTCACCGCAATATAATACCCAATTTATTCTGTTGTTCCATCTGCATCCTCCATTCCTGCCACTGCATCTTCGTAACTGATCTTCTCACCATTACGCATGACATACACACCCGTGCTGTCACCATTCTTATATTCGAGATATCTCTTTACTGCCACATCCACGAATTTCGGTTCAAGTTCTACACCATAACAGATACGGTCAAGCTGCTCACAAGCCATAAGTGTAGATGCAGAACCTAAGAATCCGTCAAGGACGATGCCGTTTGCCTGTGTACACTGCTTGATAAGATATGCAATCAACGGAACTGGCTTACTGGATGGATGCCCAAATCCATCTTCCTTTGAATTCTTGATACCATCAAATTCGAATACAGATTTCTGTTTCTGGTCACCATACCATTTGTGCTTTCCATCTTTTCTCCAGCCCCAGATGATTGGCTCCATGTTGAACTTCCAGTCAGTCCTCATGAGCGGTGCTCTTGGCTTTTTCCATATAAGTCCTGCACCGACCTTAAAGCCTGCATCTTCATACGCATCATAAAATACACGAGCCTTCATGGTCGCATAAAAAACATAGATGGATGCATCAACAGCCATAACATTATGGAAATTGGTAAAGGCTTTCATAAGGAATTCATATCCGTCCTTATCGTTTAAGTCATCATTTGCAATCTTGCCGGATGCATTCTCAAGTGCTACAAAGTAAGGTGGATCCGTGCATACCAGATTACACTTCTTATCTTCAAAAAGCTGCGTATAGGTATCTTCCTGTGTGGAATCACCACAGATGACTTTGTGTTTTCCTATATGCCAGATGTCTCCTGTCTTAGAAAAGCACGGTTTCTGTAATTCTTCTTCCACATCAAAATCATCTTCTTTTGCATCATCAGCATCCCCTGCAAGAAGGTCTGCAATCTCCTGTTCATCAAAGCCCGTGAATGACACATCAAAGTCCATTCCCTCCAAGGCTTCAATCTCAACCCTTAACATTTCCTCGTCCCATCCGGCATCCTGTGCATATCGGTTGTCGGCAAGGATATATGCTTTCTTCTGTGCCTCCGTCAGATAATCAACAAACACACACGGAACTTCCTCAATGCCTTCTTCCTTTGCAGCCATAAGCCTTCCGTGTCCGGCAATGACATTATAGTCTGCATCGATAATAACAGGATTGATGAAGCCAAACTCACGAAGGGAACCTCGCAGCTTATTGACCTGCTCCTGTGAATGGGTACGGGCATTATTTACATATGGTATCAGTTTGGAAGTCTGTACCATTTTCATTTCTGTTGTATGCTTTGCCATTAAAATAACCCCCATTCTGCAAATTTCTCAAATCCGCCAACTGACTGGATGTACTCTCTTGCCATCTGCACGATTTCTGCATAAGGCTTTCCATCCACCATCTCATCACCGATTGCACAGCAAAGTGTGACTGGCATTCCTGTTTCCTGTGCCTTAATGAAAGCATAGATATTTACGGATACATCTGCCTTGGATAAATCCTTGCCATGCAATCCTCCGCCTGTAACAGAATCAGCCATATCAGAACCAAGTTTTCTGTTAGTTGCCCCTGTATCTACATCTGTACCACCTGCCCAGGCACCAAGCGGATTGACCTCTGCCCCTTGGTAGAGGGTCTTAAGTTCGTCCGTATCTGCATTGCTCTGGCAGATGATGAGCCTTACCCCGTCAAGAATATACTTTCCGTCTGTCGGGTATTTCCTGTAAATGTCCCTTGCAATCTGTGAAAGTTCTTTCTGTTCTCCGGTAAGTGGCATTCCCTTAAAGATGCCGTTATCCCCGCACCGCACATTTCCTTTCTGATTCTCAGACAAATGAATGTCCTGTGGAACCATAACAATGTCTGTCTGAACATTTCCGGCAATACGGTGTACTGCTTTTTCTATTTCTTTTTCATCAATATCTGCTGATGTTTCAATGATCGCATGGCACACGCCGTGTCCAATCAGAACCTCTGCTGCAATCTTTGGATTCTCCTCAGATGCATAAGCCATATCAACGATTGCACCTGCAATTCGGTCTGCAACCTTATCCGGGTGCATCGGATTTACTTTTTCAATCATGTGTTTCTCCTATCCTCTACTCCGTAGCAGAAGTTCCATCGGGTCTGACTCGTCAGGGTTATAATCCTTTGAGCAGTTCTCCCTTACCACTTGGAAAATCTGATACCATATTGTGTTTACCTGTTTCTGGTAGTTCTGAGCCATAGCGACAAATGGACTTGCACAGGCGGCTCCTGTGGTCGGATGCTTGGAAAGGAATCCGTATTCTGAGATTGCCTCTTCACACTGCATCAGTCGGGACACGCTCATTGCGTACTGCTCCACCAGATGCTTGCTCACCAGTTTGTCGCATCCTTTTTCTTTCAAGTACAGATAGATGTATCTGTAAATATGTTCTGCATCGAACTCTCCCACAGCTTTCTGCTTGGACTTAATGTAAGAACTTGGCTCTGGGATATCTTCCCCTTCAAGTTCTGCTCCGTCCGGCAAATCAATGATCTTCAGCTTTCTTCCACCAGGATTGCCTGCTGCCATCTTCTCAGCTAATGCCTTGGATTTTCTTCCGGCATTGACCTTGATATTTGAGCCACGGGCAGTTCCATCTCTTGCCATATCATCAACTCCTCATATAAAAAATAACGATAGGGTGCTTAATACCCCGTTCAAATACGCAAAAAGTACACACGAAGGGGCGGCACCGTTGCCCGGTGGCTCTGCCCACAGGGATTTGCACTCCCCCTGCCCCTTTGGAAATGACTGTCATGACCGTCACAAAAAAATATAATAAAATATTTTTATATATGACTGGCACGACCATCATTCGTATGAATCACTCTTTCTTCCATGCCATCTGTCACCTCTCTCTGCGTGTATCCTTGCGTGACACGACTTGCACAAAGAGATGAGGTTGCTCCTGTCATGTGTTCCACCTTCTGACAAAGGAACCTTGTGGTGTACCTCTTCGACTGGGACAAGAACTCCCTTCTCGAAGCACAACTCACAGAAGGGGTGTGTCTTAACATAGCTGTCACGGATGCGTTTCCACGCACGTCCGTACCGTTTCCTTGTTGCAGTGTCACGACCGTACTTCTCGTAACGCTTGTTCTCTTCCTTCTGGTGTTCCTCACAGAACCGTCCTTCTGTCAGCTTAGGACAGCCGGGATGGTGGCATGGATGCTTTGCCTTTCTTGGCATCACTGCACCTCCTTCAATATGGGCATAAGAAAAGCCCTCACAGCGGGGATTCCACCATGAAGGCTCATGCCTGTATGCATCTTTATCATTTTTGCTGATTATACAATATCATAAACTCAACCATGTCAACTAATGACAAACCGTGACAACTTTCAAGTTTATAATATTTTCCGGCAGCTTAATACTTGCGATTGCCTTATTATGCCACCTTTGTACAGTTCGACCATCAGCACTAAGCATTTCTCCTATCTTGGGCCATGACATATTGTGAATGTATCTGTACCTAAGTATCATCTGATACTCTGGCTTTTCCACCTTGCTGATCACATCCCTTATCTGCTGTTTCAATGCCATCAGCATATTCATCTCCTCCAGAATCTTGGATTCCATATCAAAGATTTTTTCCAATGTGTGAATGTATGGTGCATCGGTATTTCTGCTTGCATTATAGTGCTCCTCGAATCCCGGACTGGAAATGGTCTGTGACATAAGGCGGAGTTCTTCCAGCTCCTTTGTATCTGAATTGATTCTGTTATCCAACAGATAAGCCTGTCCCAAATATTCTTTTACTGTCATGCAGACACCTCCTTCTCAAGCTGTGACAGGAGTGCTTTCCCATCAAGCTGCGTGAATACATTGAAATATGGAGATTGAAAGAATCTCTCACATTCCTGTTTCGTGGATTCTGCATTCGTGTTCTTTTTTCCACGGGACAGCTTATGCACTGCCTCCCTGTAGTCTTTTACTGCCTGTAGAACCACGGCATTTCCTAATGCCTCATATGGACTTAAGTTTCCTACGCTCATAGGTTTTACCTCCGAAATAAATTTTTATTCCCTCGGATTGACCATGATTGACTTCTGATTGACTATGGTTTTCTATATTTCTGCTTTGACAGCTTCGATTAAAGCTGACTGCCTATTATCCTTTTCGGACAATGCTTTCATAATTTTTTCATCAACAGTTCCCTGTGTTATAAGATGGATTATGGTGACTGTTCCTTCTGTCTGTCCCTGCCTGTAAAGTCTACAGACACACTGCTGATATAATTCAAGCGACCATGTAATGCCGAACCACACCATTGTGTTTCCACCCTGCTGAAGGTTAAGTCCGTGTCCGGCTGACGCAGGATGGATCAACGCAACAGGTATCTCCTTGTTATTCCATTTGGTGATACTCTCATCGGAATCTATCTTTATGTATTTCACACCGATTTTGTTAAGTCGCTCCACGATTCTTGTATAATCGTGCTTGAACCAATATGCCACAAGAAGTGGTTTGCCATTGGCTGATTCTATAATGTCCTCTAAGGCATCCAGTTTTTTATCATGAAATATGATGATATCCTCATCATCCGTATAAACTGCACCATTTGCCATCTGTGACAACTTGTTCACAAGGGATGCTGCATTGGCAGCAGTTACCTCGTGTTCTGGTGTAGAAAGAATCAAATCCTTCTTAAGTCCTTCATACTTCTCCTGTTCACTCTCATCCAGATACACAGGATACTCTGTATTTATGAGTTCCGGCATATCAAGGAAGTCCACCGCTTTCATGGATATCGTGATGTCCTGTATCTTCCCATAGATCTTCTCCTCTGCTCCCGGCAGAAGTTTATAGGAATATACGATATTTCCGTTGACCTTATCTGGTCTGAAATAATTGAGTCGGAATTGACCGATAAAGCGACCCAAACGCTCTCCAAAATCTAACACTTTGAATTCTGCAAACAGATCCATAAGTCCTTGGCTTGCAGGTGTTCCAGTAAGTCCCACGATTCTTTTTATGAATGGTCGAACCTTCATAAGTGCTTTGTGCCTTGCTGTCTGATGGTTTTTGAAGGATGATAATTCATCAATCACAACCATATCAAAATCAAATGGAACACCACTTTTTTTTACAAGCCACGGTACATTTTCTCGGTTGATAATATAAATGTCTGCATCTGCTGCCAGTGCTTTCTTCTTCTGTGCGACAGTACCTGTCACAATGGAAAGTCTGTAGCCGGACAGCTGCTCCCACTTGTTTACCTCATCCCTCCATGTTCGTGTAACTCGCAGGGGACAAATAACAAGTACCTTCACAATCTCGAAATACTCATACATCAGATAGTCGATTGCCATGAGTGTTATGGCTGTCTTTCCCATTCCCATATCAAGAAGTACTGCCGTTATGGGATTATGGGTTATAAAGTTGATTGCATACTGCTGATAATTATGTGGTTTGAATCTCATCAAGGATACCTCCTATATCTTCCAAGGCATCAAGGACATACACCTTAAAGCCTAATCTCTGTAATAATCTGTGTCTGGACACCTGCAAAGGTCTCGGTTTCTCGCCCGGTGCTTTCACCTCCACCATCCCGAAATGTCGACCCGGTAAAAATACCAATCGGTCAGGCATCCCATCAAAGGACGGGCAGACCCACTTAGGACAGATGCCACCACGCTTTTTCACTTCACTGGCTAATTTCTGTTCAATGGTCTTTTCTCTCATCCACGAACCTCCCATCAAAATTTGCAACTATGACGGTCGTGATACTCTTTTCACAAACCTCTCTATAGGCTATTTTTTAACCTTATTTTTTTTATATAAGGCACTTTTAAGAAATGAGTATCACGACCGTCATAAATGGCTTAAAATCAACATTTTTATGAAATTAAGCCATTATGAAAAAGTTTCTGAAATGACCGTCATGACAGTCGTGACAGTCATTTACACAAAATCCGGTCCAGACTTCAAGCTGAGTCCGTAGACCAGAGTGCCTTTCGTTCCTTTCTTTCTGACAAATCCTGCCTTCTCCACAGCGGAATAAAAGTCTGTGGTGCTTCTGGTATACTCACCACTCTGAATACAGTAAGCACGATACTGCTGATAGAACTCCCCGGACTTCTCCGTAAGACCACTGCCGATATCACAGCAGTCTGCAAGGAAATGTCCGAGCCAGTCATTGTCCTCACGATAAGCTGCCACAGCATCTCTTACGCATTTCGGGTCATCAACCTTGTGATCGGTTTTACTTACCTTCTCTGCTCCCTCGATAATCCACTTCATGATGGCAGGGGCAGCTTTCTCATAAAGGTAATCAGCATAGTTCTTGATGTCGGAATTACCTTTAATCTTCGCATTGAACGGAATTACTTTTAATCTTCGCCAGATACCGTCATCATTCGCACCGACCTTTGGCAGGTGGTTCGTGTAAAGCACCACTTGATGAGAAGGAACGAAATGGAACGGATCCTTGTATTTCTTGCAAGCCTGTATCTCATCGGTACTGCATAACTGCTTAACCATAGCTGTATTAAGGCGCACACCTTCCTGCATCTCGGATGCAATGATGAGTCTCTTACCTTTAAGTTCTGCCATCTCCGGCTGGGCATTTACCTTATTACCCATAGTGAGAATATCTGACGAAATCTTACCTGCATATGTACCAAGCACCCTTGCTACTGTATTCCAGAATGTAGACTTACCATTTGCACCGTCACCATAAGCAATAATGATGAACTCCTCATACACTTTGCCGATTGCAGCCAAGCCAATAACCTTCTGTACATATTCGATAAGTTCTGCATCACCGCAGAAGAATGTATCAAGTGCCTCAAGCCAGATATCCATTCCTTCATCTCCCGGGGAGCATTCCGTGATTTTGGTAATAAGGTCGAACGGGTCATGTGACTGTTCTCCCGCCATGCCGAGTTCCAGATTGTAAGTTGCATATGGTGTGTTCAGCAGATTCGGATTCTTATCAAGGTCTGATACCTTAATGCCAAGCATGGACTTTGCCACATTCAGTGCAGAAGTAATATACTTGTAATCCCTGCGTTTCATAATAAAAGCAAGATACTTTTCTGCTCCGACAAGCATATAAAAGATTGGAAGGTCATCCGGCTTAATATCACAATCCTTAGCAAGGACCTTTGACCCCTGGTTTACGGACTCTTCCGGGTATCCTGCTTTGATAAGTGCTTTCTTGGCTGCATCCATATAATCGTTTGCATCCTGTAACTGTAAGTCGAGGAACTCCACACAGGCTCCAACAGCCATCTGCTTATCTTCCACCCACACTTCTCCGTCATATCTTATATAATCCGTTGCCGATGTGTGTTTCAGTTCATCCCCGTATGTGGCTGACAGGATCTTTGCCTGTCCGATATCTGAGTAATCATCTGGTCTTAATGAACCAGGCTCTCCACCGAAATCGTTATTGTACTGGTCTGGAGGAACATATCCGTTACTGCCACTTATCTTATTTCTAAAGAACTTCAGTGCTGAGAACCAGATAGTAGAAAGTTCTGCATCATCCAAAGGCGGGTCACACTTTGCTGCCTGTTCCAGAAATACCTCATGTGCTTTATCACACTCTCCGTATCTCTTCAGAACTCTTCCGGCAAAAAGGGATAATGTCTTATTACGGCTGCCCTCTGTGATAGGACCACCGACAAAACCATCATCGAAATCTCCGTCATCAGCATCCGGTTCTGTATCAGCCACTACTTCCATAATGCTCATCCAACCTTCATGCCAAATAACCTCGCCTGTTGTTGCACCGAATAAAAATCTGGCAGCATCAAGAGCATTGTCATCAAAAAACGGATAGGCTTTCTGGATTGCTGTTTTCATTGCTGTGTACTGTGCCGCATCCGTGCATTTCTCAATAGGAAAATATGCATGATATCTTGGACGCTCTGACTTGCCATCCTTTGCAAGCATATGGTGTCTGCTTGGCACTAACGCATAGTCCACATCTCCAAAGAGTTCTTCCATCTTATCTTCCGTAATCCAGTCTGCTGGATTATCACTATGGTCATTATCGATGTCCATTGGAATTGCATCCGATTCAATAAAGTTACTGTTGCCTCTGCGATTACCTGTGTATGTGGCACACACATGATCAACTGCTACTGCTGATTCCATATCTGCTGCATTATCCACGACTACCTTATTAGGATAAATACAGTTAGCAACTTTCCAGACACAGGTCGCACAACATAATGTCATCTGCATTTAATCGTCCTCCTTGCATTCTTCATTAAAGTATTTAATTGTCATCTGCTTACGCTCGGCATAAGCTATCTCGTTTAACATCCCGGCTGTCGGCTTTCCGAACACCCACAACTCCCTGCACTTGGAAAGAATCGCTATATCCATGAACATTGCAAGTTCACGCTCCGATTCTTCTTCCATAAACTGAGGAAGTAACAGATGTGGTGCTATCGGAATCCTTCCTGCATCTACAGCAAATCTGCTGTATCGTCTGGCTTTCTCTGTATTACCTTGCACATCTCCGCTATATGCTGAACAGATATACACCATCGGCATATAACGCTTCTGTTCCTTATCCATATTAGAGATTGCCTGATATGGTACAGGATCTGCGTAGCCTTCCGGGTTTCTGTAACCTACTCCCATATGAACCGTCTCCTTTCGTTAAATGGTGAAGCCTTATATTCGCCTCTCACTTCTGTAAGTAAGGAATTTATACATTTTCCTATTTTTTAATATGTTTTTTCAAAATAAAAAATCCGGGAGTTATCCCGGAGCAGTTTCTTCCTTTTTATATACATTTTTTACTTCATCCGTTTTCGTAAAAATTTTCAATACAGATAGGAAAATACCTTTTTCCCTTACTTAAGAATATGTAAGCGAAAAGGAAATTGAAAAAGCACAAAAATAATTCAAACGAAATAGGAAAATGACCTTTTTCCTTACTTACAGATTTAGAAGGCATGAAATGGAGGTTCAAAAATGAAACAGAAGACAATTAATTCAGCCGCTGAGTTACAGACTGAAAGAGATGAAGACTTAATTAACACACTTATGGAAATCAGTGTTATGGCAAAGCGGCTGGCAAATCACAAGACAACCAAGATTATGAAGACAATGGAGGACAACTGTATGTACAAACATTATGGACTGACGGGAGAAACCGTCAAAGTAAAACTGAAGCAGGGAGATTCGGACAGATATCCTTGGCAGGGAATGACAGTCCCTGTGTTAATCACAGGCGAGTATGAAAACTTTCTTGTAGGCGAGGTTCTTCCACACTATGCCCCACATGGTTTCGGATTATCTCATCCGTATCCAATTACAATCTGCAAGCATGATATCCAGATTGGCGAAATGATTATAAACGGAGGTGCTATCAGATGAAAAATAAGGAATTAGCTGAACTGTACAGAACAATAGCCGATGGCTTTGCAAAACTCAGTGAGTACTACTCTTCTGAGGATACTGAACAGCCAAAAGCTGTAAAAAAGGACAAGCCTGTAAAGGCAGAAAAGAAAACTGAAGGAAACACAGAACCAGTTACTTATACCAAGGAAGAGGTCAGAGCGAAACTGGCTCAGATGTCAAAAGCTGAGGCAGGCAAGTACAAAGCTGATGTTAAAGGCATCGTAGCAAAATACTCATCTGATGGTACACTCTCCGGCATTCCGGCTGATAAGTACGCAGATGTGGTAGCTGCTCTGGAGGTGGTCGGCAATGCCTAAACACGCACTGCTATCTGCTTCATCAAGTAAGCAATGGCTCAACTGTCCACCATCAGCAAGGTTATGTGCCAATATCCGGGACAGGGCAAGCCCTTATGCACAGCAGGGAACCGATGCACATGAACTCTGCGAATACAAAGTTCTGTCAGCACTTGGTCATGCCGGACATGATCCGACAGAAAACCTCGAATTCTATGATGCCGAGATGGAAAACTGCACGGAAGAATACAGGAACTTCGTCATGGAACAGTACGAAGAAGCAAAAACATTATGTGCTGACCCTCTTGTACTCATAGAACAGAGACTGGACTTCTCCAACTGGGTGCCGGATGGCTTTGGAACGGGTGACTGTCTTATCGTGGCAGATGAGGTACTTCATGTCGTCGACATGAAGTACGGAATTGGGGTTCTGGTTGATGCAGAACACAATCCACAGATGATGTGTTATGCCTTGGGAGCTATCGATATCTACGATGGCATCTATGACATCAAGACTGTAAAGATGACAATCTTTCAGCCTCGCAGAGATAATGTTTCCACCTGTACCATGACAAAAGCTGATCTTCTCAACTGGGCAGATACAGTTCTCGCACCAACAGCAAAGTTAGCATATGAAGGCGGTGGCGAATTCAAAGCAGGTGACCACTGCACTTTCTGCAAGATTAAAGCTACCTGCCGTAAACGGGCAGAGTACAATCTTGAACTTGCAAAATATGACTTTGCAATGCCTACCACACTTGAGGACGCTGAGATTGCAGCTATCCTGCCGAAGGTCGATGACCTCGTAAACTGGGTAAATGACATCAAGGAATATGCACTCGGACAAGCCTTAAGTGGAACTCACTATGATGGCTACAAAGTAGTCGAGGGAAAATCCAACCGCAGATATGTGGATGCAGATGCTGTAGCATCAGCTGTAGTAAATGCCGGATATGACCCTTATGAGAAGAAACTTCTCGGTATCACAGCAATGACTTCTCTTCTCGGTAGGACGAAGTTCAATGAACTCCTTGGAGGCTTGATTGAAAAGCCACAGGGGAAACCAACACTTGTGCCTGAATCGGACAAGCGACAGGCACTTAACACGGCAATTGATGATTTCAATGAAATTTAGGAGGATAATACTATGCCAAATTTAGTAAACAACAATAACAGATACGGAAGATTAACCGTACCTACAAAGGTAATCACAGGACCAGACACAAGATTCTCATACCTCAACGCATGGGAACCAAAGGCAATCGATGGTGGCAAGCCTAAGTATTCAGTTTCACTTATCATCCCAAAGGATGACACCGTTACCATCAATAAGATTAAGGCTGCCATTCAGGCTGCATATGAGGAAGGTCAGTCAAAGCTTAAGGGCAATGGCAAGTCAGTACCGGCTCTTACAGCAATCAAGAATCCTCTTCGTGATGGTGACATTGAAAGACCTGATGATGAAGCATACGCTAACAGCTATTTTGTGAATGCGAATTCCGCTTCTGCTCCTGGTATCGTAGATGCAGACAGACAGCCTATCATCGAGCGTTCTGAGATGTATTCCGGCATCTATGGCAGGGCATCCATCAACTTCTACGCTTTCAATGTGAATGGCAATCGTGGTATTGCCTGTGGCTTGAATAACCTGCAGAAGTTAAGAGATGGCGAGCCTCTCGGAGGTAAGGCAAGTGCTGAATCAGACTTTGCTACCGAAGAGGATGACGATTTCCTTGCTTAATCCGTAGTAACAACATAAACCATAAAGGTGGCGGAGGATATTTCCTCTGCTGCCCCATTTTTATAATAAGGAGACAAAAAGTGAAAAAACCAGACTTTATTAAAACAATCAGCATCGACCTTGAAACATATTCAAGTGTCCCCATCAAAAATGGTGTGTATCCATATGCGGAATCACCCGATTCTGAAATACTCTTATTCGCCTATTCCATCAACGGAGAACCTGTTGTTGTAATTGATGTGGCAAGTGGCGAAGAAATCCCAGAATATATTCTTAAAGCACTTACAGACGATAACGTGGAAAAATGGGCATTCAATGCTGCATTTGAAAGAATATTCTTATCCTATTGGCTCAAACGTAATCACCCAGAGTATTTTAAATCCTACAGTATCCCGGAAGATTCCGTTGGCAACTATCTCGACCCTTCATCATGGAAATGCTCCATGATTTGGTCAGCATACATGGGGTTGCCACTCTCCCTTGAAGGTGTAGGTGCTGTTCTTGGCTTGGAAGAACAGAAACTCAAAGAAGGCAAAGAGCTCATCCGTTACTTCTGCGTTCCGTGTAAACCCACAAAAGCCAACAGTGGCAGAACGAGAAATATGCCATCAGACGCACCTGAAAAATGGGAACTTTTCAAGCAATATAATAAAAGGGATGTCGAGGTCGAAATGTCCATTCAGCATAAATTATCCCGTTTTCCTGTGCCGGATAGTGTGTGGGATGAATACCATATAGACCAGGAAATCAACGACCGTGGCATAATGCTTGATATGGATGTTGTAAAAAACGCAATCAGATTTGATGCTTTCAGCAAAGCAAGACTTATAGGAACATTAAAAGATAAGACAGAACTTGAGAACCCTAATTCTGTTGTACAGATGAAGGACTGGCTCTCATCAAAGGGAATCGAAACAGACTCCCTCGATAAGAAAGCCATTTTAGATTTACTAAAAACTGTACCGTCCGATGTTGCAGACGTACTCAAACTCCGTCAGCAACTTGCCAAGTCATCCGTTAAGAAATATCAGGCAATGGAAGGTTCTGTTTGTGCCGATGGTCGTGCAAGAGGTATGTTTCAGTTCTACGGTGCAAATAGGTCGGGAAGATGGGCAGGACGCATAATTCAGTTGCAGAACCTTCCACAGAACCATATGTCCGACCTTGAAGAATCTAGGGATGTTGTAAAATCCGGGGACTATGAATTTATGAATGTTCTTTATGATGATATTCCTGATGCACTCTCACAGCTTATCAGAACTGCATTTGTACCAAAGCCGGGATACAAATTCTGTGTTGCTGACTTCTCTGCCATTGAAGCGAGGGTCATTGCATTTTTAGCAAAGGAAAACTGGCGAATGGAAGTCTTCAGAAATAATGGAGATATCTACTGTGCATCAGCCAGTGCAATGTTCCATGTCCCTGTTGAAAAGCATGGGCAGAACGCTCACCTTCGTCAAAAAGGCAAGATTGCAGAATTAGCACTCGGCTATGGTGGATCCGTTGGAGCCCTTACAAGTATGGGGGCTTTGGATATGGGACTCACTGAAGAAGAGTTACAGCCTCTCGTAAATTCATGGAGAGCTGCGAACCCAAATATAGTTCAGCTTTGGTGGGATGTTGACGATGCCGTAAAGATGGCAATTAAGCAAAGAACTGCTACTGAAACACACGGCATCAAATTTATCTACCAAAGCGGTATGTTATTTATTGCATTACCATCCAGCAGAAATCTTTGTTATATCAAACCTAAGATTGGAGAGAACAAGTTCGGTGGTGAATCCGTAACTTACGAAGGTGTTGGTACAAATAAGAAATGGGAACGCATCGAATCATACGGTCCCAAGTTTGTAGAAAATATAGTGCAAGCAATCAGCCGTGACATTCTGTGTTATGCCATGAAAACCCTCTCACACTACTTCATTGTCGGTCATGTACATGATGAACTAATCATTGAAACACCCATGGATGCCAACCTTGATGCAATATGCGAACAAATGGGCAGGACCCCGGATTGGATTGAAGGTAAGCGCAAAATAATTCGACGGATTGTGTTGCCCTAAAAATCATTCCATAATAATCATTAGAAAATGCAAGCATTTCACTTTATCTTCTCTTGCCAGAAATGATAGATGCGAGCATTTTACTCTATCCGATTTATGGAGGTGTGCTCATGAGAAGCAAAAGAATACCTGCCGAAGAACAATACCGTCTCATCATGGAATGCCGTCAAAGTGGATTGACAGATCATCAATGGTGTGTGGAACACGACATCAAACCGGGAACTTTTTACAACTGGGTAAAAAGGCTGCGTCAGAAAGGTTGTGTGGATTTGCCAGCGTCAACCGGACGCAGCTATCGTGCACCGGAAAACCAGGAAGTTGTCAGAGTGGATTTTCATGATACTGACCCGCTCCAATATGAACAGCCATTAAATGTGATTCCGGTAGCTACGGAAAGAAATAACCTTTCCGTAGCAGAGCCAATGAAGCTGTCTGTAGGAAGCTTTCATCTAACAATACCAAATGGAACAGATCCTCAGCTTCTGGCTCAAACGCTTCGCATTGTGAAGGAGTTGGAATGTTAGGGGATATCACAGCCGCCGATGAAATCTATATCGTAACAGGCAGAACGGATATGCGGAAATCCATTGACGGGCTGTGTGCTATTGTAGAGGATCAACTCCATATGGATCCAAGGCGAAGTGCCCTGTATCTTTTCTGTGGAAAACGTTGTGACAGGATCAAAGCTTTGCTCTGGGAATCTGACGGATTTGTGCTGCTGTATAAACGTATGGAAGTCCAGGGAAGATTCCGCTGGCCCAGAAATCAGTTGGAAGTAAAACAATTGACCTGGCAGCAATTCGACTGGCTCATGTCCGGGCTTGAAATCGAACAACCAAAGGCATTCAAACCTACGGAATGATCGTGTAAAACATCTATGCCAACCAACAGAAACGGAGGGGGTTCTCACCCTATATCATGTCTGAAATCCCTTGTAAATGCTGGGTTTTCTGCTTCTTTTTCATTGCTTTTTATGGTATAATAAGAGCAGTGAAAAAGGAGCAGAAAACATATGGCTGGTAATTCAAAAGATTCAAAAATCCTCGCGTACAAGGACATGATCAACCAACTGAATAAGACGATTTCCACACAGACAGAACTGATTCAGTCTTTACAAAAAACATTGGAAGCAGACCGTCTGGAAAAAGAAAACCTTCGTCAGCAGATTGAATATCTCACGAAGAAGCTTTTTGGTACTTCCAGTGAAAAACGGAAAGATATCGATGGTCAGCTGAATCTTTTTGATGAAGCCGAGCAGGAAGCAGATCCGACATGGAAACAGGAACTTCCTGATGACATCACTGTTCCGGAACATAAGCGAAAAGCACGACGGACACATGCAGATCTCTTTAAAAATGTTCCTTCCTGCGACGAGATCATTTCTCTTCCGGAGGAGGAGCGAAACTGTCCAACCTGCGGAACGCAGATGGAATGTATTGGGAAAGAATTCGTCCGCCATGAATTTCGCTTTACCCCTGCCAAAGGAAAAGTAGTAAATATCTATCGTGAAACCTATAAATGCCCGGAATGTGCCATATCAGAGGAACACCCAGATGATCAGACATTTGTCAAAGCGCCTGTCCAGGAACCATTGATCCCAGAAAGTTATGCATCGGAATCCGTTGTAGGATGGGCAATGCACCAGAAGTACCAGAATGGTCTGCCATTAAACCGGCAGGAATCGGAATGGAAGCAGCTGGGTGTCCCATTAAGCCGGGCTACGCTTGCTAACTGGATCATTTACTGTGCCGAGAATTACCTCTGTCATGTTTATGATTATTTTCACCGTCAGTTACGGATGCGTAAATATCTGATGGCAGATGAAACCCGGGTTCAGGTACTGAATGAGCCGGAGCGCAATCCTGAAACAGATTCCTGGATGTGGCTCTTCCGCAGTGGAGAAGATGGGCTTCCGCCGATCCTGCTCTATCATTACACAGAGACAAGGGCAAAGTTCCATGCGGCATCTTTCCTACAGGGGTTCAGCGGATATCTGGAGACTGATGGATACCAGGGTTATAACAATCTGCCGGATATCAAACGATGCTCTTGCTGGGCACATGTGAGACGTTACTTCACAGATGCCATACCGAAAGGGAAAGAGTATGATTACAGCCTTCCGGCAGTGCAGGGAGTACAGTTCTGCTCCAAGCTGTTTGATTGTGAGCGGTACTCAAAAGCAAAAAATCATACTGCGGAGCAGAGAAAACAGTTCCGTCTTGAAAAGGAGAAGCCGATACTGGAGGCATTCTGGAATTGGCTGGATCAACAGCGTCCAAACAAGGGAACCCGTTTGGCGAAAGCGGTGAACTATGCCCAAAATCGGAAAGACACCCTGATGACCTATCTGGAAGACGGTCATTGCAGTTTATCCAATAATCTTAGCGAGAATGCAATCAGACCATTCACTGTTGGCCGGAAAAACTGGCTGTTCAGTGCCAGCCCGAAGGGAGCTGCCTCTAGCGCTATTGTGTATACAATGGTTGAGATGGCAAAAGCGAATGACCTGAATACCTACAAATATCTGACATATCTCTTATCACAGCGGCCAGACGCTAAAATGTCAGATGAACAGTTGGAACAGCTTGCCCCATGGAGCGAGACTGCGAAAGCGAACTGTCAAAACTAAACATAGAGCAAAACGCTTGCATCTATCATTTTGGTGCAAGCGTGATTCATGGGCAGCGTAGCAATATTTTGCGCTTACGATTGAAGGGCTACTCTTAAGGGCAGATGGATACGAAACAGAATTTTATAAAAAAGATTAAAAAATAACCGTAAGCGTAACCGTCAGAAATTTGACAGTACACTTACGGTTTAGTTTTTACTGTTCGTGAAACTCTTCATAAAGAGCCATTGCTAATGCATCTCTAATAGCATTATACTTCTTTGCATCTTTGAATAAACCTGCAAATGTTTCTGTACTATCAATATAAAGCTGCTGTAATATTTTTTTATAAATTTCAGGGAATTTACCATCCTCAAACATTCTTCTTGTATCTTTTTGTGCGGAAGCTTTTAATTCATCATTTTCCCTCAAGCGTTCTTTTATAATATTAGTAACAACAATATCTGCATCTGTAAATTCTCCATCATAGGATGAATTAATTGCAGTGATAACATCATCCAGTAAACTCTTCTTTTCCTCCATTGATGCAGAACTCTTTGCTTTAGCAGGCTCATACATTCCAACGCTATCTGGTTCTAAGCTTATTGAGCCGGAAAATGTTTGTTTCAGGCTATAATACTCTAGTCGTACTTTATTTCCTAGTTCCCATTTTTCTTTCTCATCTGCAGGAAGTAAATGCGTAAGGTATTTGCAAAAGGTATATTCTTTCAGCAAGTCCATATCATACATACGAACAATCTGTGCTATATAATTGAACCATCTCACAAAGCTACGAACTTCTCTTCTAAACTCGTATCTCTTTTGTTGCTCCATCTTATTATATTCAGCAACTACATTAACAAGTGCATTGGAAATTTTTGCCTGTGTGGACTTTGCATCTTTGCTATTATCTGGGTCAATATAAATAGCTACAACTCTTTCAATATCTTCATCTCCGTAAACTTTAAATTCACGAAGTCTCTTCTGCGTTCTATAAATAAGATCGACATTAATTTCTGCTTCAAGGTCTGTTTCGTTATAATATCCCTCAAAAGCCTTCTGAATATCCTCAGCCTTATTAATGAAGTCAAGTACATAAGTATCATCCTTTCCTTCACAAGTTCTATTCAAACGGCTAATTGTCTGAACTGCTTTAATATCTCGTAACTTCTTGTCAATAATCATTGTATGAAGAAGTGGTTCATCAAAGCCTGTCTGATACTTCTCAGCAACAATAAGAATATCACCCTGCTCGTGGAATACAGATTTCGTCTGTGATTCAGCCACTCTGTTTCCTTCTCTATCTCGATTCATTCCCGGCTCTGTGTATTCAATTCCTTCCGGATCTTCTGGATCCTTTAACGAACCTGAAAATGCAATCATAACATGAATGCCCTTAATATCATTGTCTATAAGGAACTGATTTATAGCTTTGAAATATCTTACTGCAGCAAGTCTCGAATCAGTCACCACCATCATCTTTCCTTTACCACGAATTGCTTTCTTGGTTACTTCGAGGAAAGTTGTGACAATCTCTGCAGATTTCTTTTCAATATTATAAGGGTGTTCACTTGCAAACCTCCTAATGGATTTCGATGCTCTTGAAGTTGGAACTTCTGGATTTTCTTCTTCATTCGTCTTCGCAATCTTATAGCAAGTGTCATATGTTGTATAATTTGCAAGAACATCCATGATAAATCCTTCTTCAATAGCCTGTTTCATACTGTATACATGGTGTGGGTGAAAGGAACCATCTTGATATTCCTTACCAAAAATCTCTAATGTTTTTCCATTCGGTGTCGCAGTGAACGCAAAAAAAGTAAGATTGTGATGCTTTCCAGCATTTACTAATTCCTGTAGGAAAGTATCGTTCTTTTTTTCCAGTTCTTCTTCATTCTTTCCTTCAATTTCAGCATACTCTTTTAATGCATCCGTTGTATCTGCCAAGGCAATTTTTAACTTTAATGCACTTTGTCCAGATTGACTTGAATGAGCCTCGTCTACAATTACAGCATATCGCTTTCCCTTTGTATCACCCACAAGGTCATATATTACTGGAAATTTCTGTAATGTTGTAACAATAATCCTCTTACCGTCTTTAATAGCCTTTAGCAAATCCTGAGAATTCTTCTTATCGTCCACAAGAACAATACTACCTATTGTGTGGTCAAAACCGCCAATTGTATCCTGTAGCTGTGAATCAAGCACCTTTCTATCCGTTACAATAATTACGGAACTAAACATAGGATTGTCACTCTTGTCATGCATACTCGCCATTCTATATGCAGTCCACGCAATACTATTAGACTTTCCTGATCCAGCACTATGTTGAATCAAGTAATTACTTCCGCCTTCGGTTTCCTTAACCTGTCCTTCAAGCCATCTAACAACATCAAGCTGGTGGTATCTAGGAAAGATAATCTTTCCCTGTGGGTTATTTTTTGTAGTTTGATGGCTAATAAACTTTTGAAGGATATCTAAAAGACTATCCTTCTGCAAAACCTTCTTCCAAAGGTACGAAGTGACATAATCACCATCTTGAGATGGTGGATTACCTTTTCCACCTTTTTTACCCGCACCATTGCTACCTTGGTTAAACGGGAGAAAATGCGTATCTAATCCCTGCAGCCTTGTAGTCATAAAAACATTATAAAGGTCAACAGCAAAATATACTAATACACGATGATTAAATCTAAAACAATTTTCCCTTGGATCCCTATCAGCAATCCATTGTGTCATTCCATTTTCTACTGATTGCCCCGTTAACTGATTTTTCAATTCAATTGCAACAACCGGGATACCATTTAGCATAAGAACCATATCTACCGAATTGTTATTCCTTTTTGAATAATGCCACTGCCTTACACATTGACATACATTTTTCGAATATCGTTCTGCAGCCAACTGGTTAAGACCAGATTCTGGTGCAAAATAGCACAATCTAAACTCCATACCACGATATTTAAAACCATGCCTAAGCACATAAACCAAGCCATCCGAATTAATTGCATCCTCCACAGCCTTATAGAATTTTGCATTTGTATCACTGTTACAAGACTTTTCAAATCTCTTCCAGGTCAATGGCTGTGTATCTTGCACAAATCTAACAAGTGTTTCTATATCAAGGGCATAGTCTATCTTGTTTGCTTCTTGATATCCTTTGTCATTTCCCTTAAGCCATCCGCCTTCAGCAGATATGAGATACTTCTCGATATCCTCTTCAAATTGTTTCTCTGTATCTGCCATTCCTTACACCACCCTTCTTTTTCCTGTTACAAGTTCATAAATTAATGCTATTTTATATTTTTCTAAATCATCAATTAATTTATTTTTTTCCTTTACTAATTCATTAATCTTTCCACAAAATGAATCCAATTCCTTAACTATTTCAGTCTGAATATTTTCATCTTCATAGTATAAAACAAAATGATTTTTTACCTTTGTTCCTGTAATAAGTGGTTGTGCATTCGCTGTACTTAACTCCTGTAAATTTGCATCAACTAAAATATAATATAAATAATCCGAATCGACTTTAGGTTCAACAATAAGTGCGTTATCAGTAGCCCAAGAATTAGTTTTTAATCTTGTTACTTTTCCACAACTACCAACTCTACCTATCAATAAATTATTCTTTGTACAATTATATTCATCAGAATATCCTATTAAACCACCGCCACCAAACACCGGCCACATCCCTTCATCCATAATTTGTTCTTTATCTTTAGATGCACCTGATCTTATCTCTAATAAATATTTCAATTTCATTTTAACTGGTTGTTTATCTTTATCATGGAACTGACATAGACATTCCCTGATTTTTGCACTTTTCCAGTTCTCATATTCGCTTAATGATTTTTTTGTTTCTTGAATTATCTCATCTGCCAAATCAATATGTTTTTTCAAATATGACGCAATTTCACATTGTTCCATATATTTAGGGATTGGTAACTCAAAATTCAAAAACATGTCCGCTGGTAATCTCCAACGCCCCAAACCCGATACTCCTTGTCCAAGTTCATAAAATATTTTATTTTTATAGCATAATTGGAAAATGTATTTATAATAATCAGCACAAAATTCTTCTTTATCCTTAAGCACAAAAACTCTATAGTCTGGACTAGTTACACCATCATATTCGGAAATATCAACCCATCCCGTAAGTAAATCCATATGGTTCATAACAAATTCCCCTTTATTAACAAGTTGATATTTTGAATAGTCAGATGCAAATTGTCCTTTTGCTTCCATATCTTTTGGAATAATTCCCTGCTGTGTTACTGAAAGTACGGTATAGTTTTCACTCCCAGCTATATCTTTCTTGATAGAAAAAACATATTTTAGTCTTCTATATGACCACTCTGACGGCAATTCTCCCATCCAAGCCTTTAACGGATTCTCTATTTTTATCATATATTGACCTCCTAGCTAAATAACTTATGAAGTTTTGCCATTAATGAACTTTCATGTTCTTCAATATTTTTAGCAATATTAGATGCTGACTCTAGTTCTTTGCGTTCATAAAACACCTTTTTTAATTGGATTTCATATCCAATTTTTATCTTGCTTTCATCATACCAAGCCCCTTCATTATAAGGGTATACTTCTCGTTCCATATACGAATCAACATCTTCCTTAAGAGGAATATTCTCGGTATCTCTTTTGCTTCTATCAGCTATTGGTTTCCCCTTCTTTTTAATTATATTACCTGCATCATCTCTTTGAGGCGTTTCAACAATAACTTTTCTGTATCCAAAATCATCCTTGTCCAATACACGGCTCTTAACCTTAATTGATTTGCCTGATTCATTTACACCTTCGTAGTCTTTTGTTTCATATTCATCATATGCCTGTGCTACAAGAAGTCTACATGCTCCAGTAATCTCAACCCTTTTATTTCCGATAGGTTTTCTAAGTCCTTCATAACACTCACTTGCATCAATAAGTTGAATCTTTCCCGGATTTCTCTCTGACTTTGCTTTATCAATAAGCCAAACATATGTAGAAATGCCTGTATTATAAAAACTATCAGTTGGTAACTGAACGATAGCATCCAACCAATCTTTCTCAATTATATATCTACGAATTTCACTTGGTCCCGTTTCTGCATCTCCAGTAAATAATGATGAGCCATTCTGAATAATAGCCATTTTCCCTACTCCGTCGCGCAACTTACTAATTCCATTCAATAAGAATAACATCTGTCCATCACTCTTACTTGGCAGTCCAGGAGCAAATCGTCCCTCTTCTCCTTTCTTAAACTCAGCCTCAACAGAAACAGCCTCTCGTTTCCAATCGATTCCGAAAGGAGGGTTAGAAATCACGAAATCAAAGGTATAACCGTCAAACTTATCATCTGAAAGCGTATCACCAAATCTCATATTTTCTGATGATCCACCGTGGATTAAAGCATCTGCGGCCGCAATACCCATTGTAAAAGGATTAAACTCCTGCCCGAATGTATTTACAATTGCATCGGGATATCTATCCTCAGCTGTAATGTAGTCTCTCATGCAAGTAAGCATCTGACTTGTACCCATAGCCATATCATAAACATCAAAGCTTTCCGGCTCACTATTTGTAAGCAAAAGTTCACACATAAGTTCAATGATATCCTTACTTGTAAAATGTGCTCCAGCTTGTTCATCATAAGACTCTGAAAATCTTCTTACCAATTCCTCAAAGATATATCCCATATCTACAGTATCAATTCTTTCAGGGCTCATATCCAAGTCTTCTGCGTTAAAATCACTAATAACTTGATAAAGAAGTCCCGCCTCTTTCATTCTATCAATTGTTGCAGCAAAATTCATTCTCGATAAAATTTCCTGAACATTTGATGAGAACTTAGTATAATAATCTTCGAAATTAGTATCGATATTCTCTGAATCACCTACAAGTCTATCAAAGTTAAACCGACTTGTATTATAAAATGGGAATCCCGCTGTTTCTTTCAAAAAACCATCTTTTAATTCAGGATCCATATTTCCAAGTTTAACATCCTGCTCATGAACAGCATCTGCTGTTTTCTTAAGACAATCATGAAATCTCTTGATTACACACATAGGCAAAATAACAAGACCGTATTCATGAGGTTTAAACGGACCTGCAATTGAATTCGCCACATTCCAAATCAAATTAGCATTTTTCTTAGCATTCTCACTTATTCTTCTATTACTATCGCTCATTATCAGAGCCTCCTTCTTTAATTAACATATCAATATTTGCCATAACATCATCGTATGATATCCCTTGCCATTGTATATCGGCCAAGTCTTCATAATCATCTACCATGCTGGCATACAGCAGTCTCGCTCTCATTAGTTCCGGAGCCCTGTCAGACCATCTTGACAATCTATCCACCAATGCCCTAATTCTTATAAAAATATCACCCGAAACATTATTTCTTCTTTTATAAAAATTAATAATTTCGTTCACATAGTCATCTATGTATATACTCACGTCATTAAAAACACCTGTCTTATCCTCTGGGATTGTCTCATTCCACTTTTCAAATTCACTATAATCCGTGAAATGTTCTGTTTTAATTACTTTTCTCAATAAATTAACGTGTTCATAAATTTTTCTCAATTCATCTCTGGATGCAAGTGCCTCATCAACTCTGTCCCTATTGACTTCACTCAAATTCTCTCTTGCAACCAATATATTACCTTTTATCTTTGTGTCGATTTGCCTAGCATACTTTTTCATGTATCTAGAAATATTTTCGGTAACAGGCGGTATCAACGAATCAACATCCACAGACAGAACCGTAGCATCCGACAAATAACTTCTTAAAGTATCTACCAAAATAGTATTAGAATCAGTTATTACCATTCCTATTTTTTCAATTTCAAATCTACGAAGTTCAGAAATAATATTTGCGGAATCAATACCTACTATTACATCTATAATTCTAAACTTACCATATGCAACATCTGCAAAGAAAACATATCCTTTATCACCCGTTGTCCCTGATATAATAGCCATATTTCTTGGAGTAAGAAATGTACTCCGCAGTGAATCACACCGTGCTACCCACCGTTTAATAATAGTTCCTATTGCCTGTCTTGAAACAGAATAATCAACCATCTGCTCAGTTTCATAGCATGAAGTTCTCATAGCAAGTGCCACAATCCTATTTTCCATTCGTTTTGTAACTTTACAATTTCTGTAGGCAAAATCATATTCTTTTGAAAATTTGATTAATCTCGGTGGATGATTTCTGCATAAGCATTTAACAAATCGGTGGTCAAGAATGATATATTCATATTTCCCATTCTTATCAATAACACAATCTACATATTCCTTAGGATAATATTCGAACCTTTCTCCATCTTTATGGCACTTAGGACACTCAGCCGGACTGTCATCTGCATCTACTACAAGTATTGTCTTTCTCCCAGCTGGTTCTATCATTATGGCTTTTAGTTCACTTATACCTACATAACTTGTGAGTTCATCATCTATTCGAGTGCTTTTTGTGATTCTAATATCTTTCAAGTTTGCACCCCCAATCGTTACTCTATAAATATAACACATAGCTCGTATTTTTCCAACCATTCTCTTTACATATCTTGTTATAAAAATAGCTATGCCAACCATTTGCTTTACACAACTTTTTATGATGTGCAAAACCAACCGTTTACTTTACGCTTACACGGTATATTAACATAGAGCAAAGTGCGATAATAATAATAGAAACAGGGATACACTATCCCATTTATAAAGATATCATACAAGATGTCCTAAAAAACGGACTCAGAAAGGAGCATTGCCTATGGAATACATCCCCATGAAAGATTTGAACAAGCATCGCACATGCGACCGCAGTGCAGATGGCAAGATTGTAGAAATCGTCAGAGGCGATTGTAAAACAATCATTACAGCTAACTCAGACGGAACGCTCAATGTTACATACGAGTTGATTCCAGTAGCATAACAACTGAATAAAAGTCGGTATATCCGCCTGAACGCTTTGACGGCCGTGCGGAACCTATTACTTCCTAGTCTCACTAGGATTATAGGTTCTTCATAGCCGTCTTTTTTAATTAAACGGCAATTCATCCTCCGGGAACATTATGAAATTATTTTCTTCTTTAATTTTCACGCTCCCCTCACGAATGTCTTTTGCCAGTTTACTAATGGTTTCATTGGAATTTTGCTCCGGCATATTCTGCTTGTAAATTGTGTCAACCTTTTCACTCCATTGAAGAAGAGGCGTGTTTGAAAAGGCTTTATATGTTTTATCCTTCCACAGACCAGCAATATCAGCATTATCTCCGGACAATTTATCCATACCTTCCAAAAGGAACAGAAGGATTTTATCTTGTACCAATAGCATACCAGGATCAGATTCATTTCCATAGCTGTTATAGTCATAACCCATCTGTATTGTTCCATTCTCATACAGTTTGTCAATAACAGCCATCACATCAGAGTATGTAAGGTTGCTCACATCAAGATTAGATGTATGTTCTTTCTGTTCAGACAAGCCAAGGAGCCAATCCACAGAAACATGATATGCCTTTGCAATTTCTATCAAAGTTGCTGCCGAAGGCGGTGTACCTTTTAGCATTTTGCTGACATTCGCCTGTGACATTTTAATTTTTTTACCGAATGCATCCTGAGTGTCATTACCTTTCAACTCCAAAATGCGTTCAAGTGTTACATCCGCAGTGTTATCACTCATAGCATAACCTCATTCATGTTTCAATATTTTTATTCGTATGATTATGCAAATATTCTAACACGAATATTTCAAAGTGTACAGCACTATTTTTAAGTACTTTCAGAATGCCAAATATATGAATAAGTCGTTGGATTATGCTATTACAGCTCCCTTACACTTATATCATAGGAATTTAAATCTTTTATTTACATGTCCTGGAGCAAGACATTAAACTGCACCACCCTCAAAGCTAACTAGGAGTCATGACCCAAAACCAATATGGTTACCTGCGAGGGCAATTAAATATAGAACTGCTGGCTTTATTGGTTGTCAGCTTAACCAACACATAGGGCGAAGTCCTTGTATTGGCTGAGTTTTTGCACCCTTTTTTAGGTCAGCTTGCCATAAGGACTTCTCCCGGAAAGAGAGAAAAATTATGGCAACAACAGTCAATGTACAGACAAAAACAGTTACTTCAGTATCAAACGCAACTATTAACAACACTACAGCAAAAGCCAAACTTCCGGTAGATGGTATTCCAGCAAACGCCAACCAGGTATTATGTCCTGCTGTATTTAGCATCAACGAGTGGCCTTCTCTCGAAACGATTATTAGAGAAAATCTCGAAACATTCACTTGCTGTGGTCAGACTTTCTACATTGGATATGTCGCAACTGATATTCCAAATGGTCAGACAGCCGCCGAAGTCTACAACACCTGCAACAAGGAGAAGAATAAATTCATCAACGAATATCTTAAACCTTACCGTAAGGGCAGATGCGTTAGAGGATACGAAATTGATGCTACTCCTATTCTTTGCTGGGAAAAGAGATGTAAGGGATGTACTGGATGCGACCAAAGCGGCATTCCTTATGAACGTTTCAATCCACAGCACCCTTTCACAGAAGTTTCTTTTGAAGCTCATGTAGAAGAAACTGGAGTAGATTTTGCGGACAAGCCTACCGTTTTCTATGGGGATGAAGAAGAATTTCCCTACTCAAATGACGAAGAAAGACTTCTCGCTCTCCTCAAGCATCTTGAAGAAAACTATCCTCGTCATTACAAGGCGTTCTTAATGATTAAGGAACAGAAATCTGCAGAAGAGATTTGCGAAGCTCTCGGTTTCGCTTCTGGCAGCAAACGTGTTTATACCATTATGGATGAAACAATGCACATCTGCTACAAATTTTTCGGAAGTGGCGTTTTATCTACAAAGGCTATTCTCGACCACAAGAGACGTGCAAAAGAAGTAAAAAAGAACCTTCTCTTCTAAACCAAAATAACTGTAGAACAATTTGCGGGTGCTGGTGGATTACCATCAGCATTTGTTTTATTCCATCCTTGCTTTTGAAATATTACAAGCCTCTGCTATCGTATCCGCTGTCAACAATGTATCAAGCATTGCCCGTTTTCTTCCTGATGCATAAATATTTCCCGTCTTTACAGTCTTTGGTGGCACAATTGCTGGTCCTAATTTATATACAAAAAAATTCACTGTTCCATCACTGACTGGCATTTCTGGGATTTCATCATGAAGATTTTTTGTTACCACATAATCCTCAATGTGATGAATCGACTGTAGTTGCCCATAATACCTGAATGCAATATAGTTTGGTGGCTCTTTCGGCCATCCGTTTCCTCCAAGTGGATGAAAATACTTCATATGTTTCTGTACAATCTCAATCCAAGTCAAATCACAATCTTCCGGCTTTGAAGTTCCAAGGGATACTACAAACACCCAGTTTGATTCCTGTGTCTGCATAGTCATCAATCCTCCTAAGTATTTCATTAATTCTCTTAACAAATTCTTCTGTGCATTGTTGGACTCACTTATAGAGTTTTCTGCTAATTCATATATTCTTTTCCACGGCAAATGCATAATAGGTATTCCATTCGCCTGTTTAATCTCAAGATACGAATTAGCATATGTATCACTACATTCTGACATCGACACAATTGCTTTATGCTTTGCAGAACTTTGTACAAGATTCCTTCTTTTCGAATATAAGGTAAGCTGGTCTTTTCCCGGCAAAATCCATCCCCTTTTCGCCTCTATAATGATATAAAACAAATCATCATCTGTTATTTCCAAGTCAGTTCTGCCTTTATTCTTTTCTGATTCCTGGTACTTGATTCTTACCTTTGACGGGTCAACATCAATTTTCAGCACATCATAAATAATCTTTTTAAGAAATATCGGACAGTTACATAATGCCCATGCAATGCTTTTCGTGATATCATCTTCGAGTGTACCGATTAATTGAAATACACTCGTGACCTCACTACCATATGCGTACAATTCTCCCATGCTATTCCTCCATTAAATATGCTTTTCAAATTCTTTCTGTGCCTCTACCATCTCATTTGCTGAAAACGCACACAGTTTCACATCAACAGCATACATCGGATAATCTTCTCTGAACTTTTTATATGCTCTGCAACATTGCTTTGTCGACTCAGCTGCCGGATTATCCAACGAGCCACAGAATATACCCGCACTTATCAAAGGGAATGAAATACTGTGATAACCATTCTCTTTCATAACCACAAGTGAGTTATAGTAGGCATTAAATAACTCCTTAAAAGCGTGAGGAGTGTTTCCGAAATTTGGTCCCACAGCATGAATAATTGCTTTTGCATTCTTCAAATTAAATGCAGGAGTAATAACTGCATCCCCATCTTTCAGCGGAGTCTTATGCTTCTGACAAGCATCTGTCAATTCAGCCATTCCAGCCTTTTTGAAAATAACGCCACAGATTCCACCGCCTGCCCATAATCCATTGTTTGCAGCATTTACTACAACATCAACATCCTGGTCAGCGCATGACCCATTTATCAATTCAATATTGCTCATTGGCTTTGAAACGAAGTATTCCCCACTTTCATCAATCTCCTTTAATCTACAAAGCCATTTTTCAATGGATCCGTTTTCAAAGAATGCCTTCAAAGCTCCATCACAGAATCGTTCTGCCCGGACTGCAGCCATTATCAAAGCCATAACACCCTGCCCATCCATCTTCGAAACATCTACCGTGGACATGGACTGCGTCTCCCATTTAATATCATATCTTTCTAATATTGAACCATATTGGTTTAGTTCAAATTCCGGGTGTTCTTCCTCGAAATTATATACAACTCTTTCAAATTGACGCACAACTCTTGAATAAACTACAAACGGCATCTGTATCGGATGTTCAAGCGTTCCATCGTTTTCCTTGTCAACAATCCACTCTCCAATGGAATCGTCCTTTATTTTATCAGTTAAGCCGACTAGTTCTTCAAACAC